AAGTGTAGGACCAGGCAACCACAGCGGTAGCCCCGTCCTTGGATAAGGTGCCTGCGGTCCCCCCAAAGGGGAAACCGAAGTGCTAAGCTATTATATAATAATTGAAAATGAACAACTTGACTTATTTTTCGGAATTAAGTCCAGCTGTCAGACTTAGTTGGCAGAACAGTGTAAAAGCTGGTCGCCCACTAGCCATGAAACTTTTGAGTTTTATTGGTTTAGTGGGTGGGGCTTCCTTGTCGTCTTGGGTGAAGATACTTTATCGTTTCGCGTGGCATTGTGGGTGGATTATGAAGACTCAGGGAGTCCGAGGATTGTGTTTGCGTCTTAAGGCTTACAGCGTTTTGCTGATGTCCGTTACAGCGGGTAAGAAGTTGTTGGATGCGACCGTTCTTGGGCCAGTGGTCAGTCGGACTAAATCTGGTTTGCCCAGAATTATTCCCGTTGAGCACCGCCGAAGGATCCGGTCGGGCGATCACTTAATAGTGAGAGCTTGGTTGTCCCTATTTGGTTTGTATAGGGTACTGGATTTTAAGGGGGTGTTTAGCGTGGATACGATTATAGCCCCATTTGAGGGATCGTCCCGTGTGGTTAGACGCGTATCTAGGTATTCAGAGTTTTTCGTTAGGCAGCTAATGGCTTGGGATGTTTTTCCCTTGTCAGAGGCGGCAGTTAAGGAATCTCTGAAGGTGGAGTACTTCTCGGTCCGGACCTCGGGGCCCAATTCTCGGAATAATAGTACGTCTTTAGGTATGTGCTGGTACGACGCCCTAGTGTGGATTAAGCATCCACTCTGGGAGGTACTGGTATTGTGGTTGAAGATTGTTGACTCTTTATCCATTAAGTCGGTTATGGAGCGTTTAGCTTCAGAAGCCGATGACATTTATTTGTTATGGGCGGACAATCCTAAAAGATCGTCCCGTCCACTTACTGGAGAAGGAGGCCGATTAGGAAAGCTTGGAGTGAAGGAAGAACCGGGTAAGGTCCGAGTGTTTGCTATAGTAGACTATTGGACGCAAATTGTTTTGCGTCCGCTCCATCTGTGGTTGTTTTCAATATTGAAAAGAATACCTCAGGATGGAACCTTTGATCAATTAGCTCCTGTTAGAGCGTTGGTTAAGGATTTTCCTAATGAGGTTTGTTATTCTTTCGATTTGAAAGCAGCTACAGATCGGGTGCCATGGGAGGTGCAAGTAGCTCTACTGAACCAACTTTTACCAAGTTCTATGGGTGACCTATGGGGGAAACTGTTGAGGGATCGTGATTTTTATTACGATCTCTCTTCGGACCGCTTTGAGACTATTGAGGTCGAGAAGGGGCTGCCGCGTTCCGGAAGGGTCCGTTACGCGGTTGGGCAACCTATGGGGGCTTATAGTTCTTGGGCGATGTTGGCTCTGGTTCATCATATGATAGTCCAGTGTGCTGCTCGGGAGG